CAGGAGTGACCAAGCCCGTCTGGGGTTCAAACGCATAGAGTATTTCATCGGAGCACAGGCAGAGGTTGAGAACATGCGCGGAGCGATCCTGCAAACGGGACGCTTCTCCAAAAGTGTGACCGGCATCGCGCAAGCCAGCTTTGACCAATGCAAGGTCTGCTTCGTGCGCGGCCCAGCGGGCAAACTGCTCGCAGTCGAATGTCTCGGGAATGAAGCCCAGCTTCTTGCCGGCGATGTAGCCACCAAACTCCCGCAACCATTCCGGCGATGGCGCGACGTAAGCCGAGTCCATGAGCACGATGTCGCGCACGCCAATGGCGCGCAGCTTCGTATAGATCAGTTCGATGGAAACAGCTTTCATCTCAGTAAGCCCCAAGATTGACCGACACGCGGTTGGTTCCACCGACCGGCACCACGCTCCACGCGAGTTCCGCCCAGCCGTTCGTGGCGCCGGTGATCGTGAGTGTGGTTGAGCCCGTCGCCGTCGCGGCCGAGCTGCCGGCGGCGCGGCCGGGTGAACTGACGAGAATGGTTCGATTAGTGGTGTCGGGAATCAGATGCACCACTCCGCTGTCATTGTCCGTCAGGCCGGACCAGAGCAGTTGGAAGTTGTTCGTGACCGTCAGCACGCTGCGTTGCATCGGTCCTTTGCCAGCGGTGATGGTGACGTTGGTGCCCCCTGAGTAGGTGAGCGTCTCGGTCGTGGGCTTGGTTGCAACTGCAACGCCATTCAGCGTCATCGAAGTGCCGGCTACGCGCACGTCCCCGTCACCCTCCACCACGAATTTGGTGGTCATGGACTGCGCCGCGGAACCAGAACTTCCCGCATCGCCCGTGAGCACCGAGAACGCATCGGTCGTGTCCGCGTTTCCGGTCGATTGGTCCACGTAGATTTTCAGCGCCGCGCCGCCCTTGTTCGTGCCGCTCCCGGCCGTTCCGTAAATTTCAGCAGTTGGCGGAGTGGCGGATGAAGTGTCGCCAAACTGATACGACGCGATGGTGCCCGTGTTGCCGATAAGGGCGATTCCGCGACTGTCGGTTTCGTTCCACACGTTCAGCGCGTCCTGTCCGACGCCAAGGCCGATCTGCTGCGTTAGCCCGCTGGTGCGGGAGAGCTTGATGATGCGCTGCCCGCCCGAGTTGCCGGTCAGGTCCAGCGCGGTTTGGGTGGTGCTTTCGCCCCAAGTGGCCGTGCCGGTGAGCGTGCGGTTGACCGGGGTGTAATTTACGCCGCTCGACGTGTTGATGGTGTTGGTGAGCACTCCGGTCATCACCGCGCTCATCACGTTGGCCGTCGCATTCGAGCGGACGTTGAAGCCGATGTTCTCGGAATAGCTGGTGCCAATGACCTGATTGTTCTGTGCGTCCTTGTCGAAGATGACTGATGCCTTCTCGTCGTCGGGCACCGTGAGTTCGCCGTTTTGCACGCCGTTGTTCTCGCCAGCCTCAAGCCCGCTGATGAAGTTTCCATTGGCGCCGCGCAACACGACACCTGGACCGCTGTTCTGGTCTGACCGCAGGCCGGAAAACACGTTCTGCCCAGCACCGCCGCTCAGATACAGACCCGTCGCCGGCCCCAGCGTGAGATACGACGTGCCGCTGGCCGCTCCCGTGCCGGCCAGATAGACGCCATTCGTCGCGAGTGCGTAGTTGGTGTGGAAGCCGTAGATGTTGGTGGCCAGCTTCACCACAAAATAAAGCTGCGTGTCCGTGAACGGCGGCGGCAACGTGCCGTCAGTGCGAAGTTCGACCGGCTCGCCGGTTTCCAGCGGCAGTTCAGCAGCAAAGTTGGCCAGCGTGTTCGTGGCCCAACTGGAAACGGTGTTAAGCGTGTTGGTCCGCACGGCATTGAACACGATCTGATCGCTGAACACGTTCTTGAACGTGCTGCTGGAGTTGCCCCAAATCACCGGCCCCCGCGCCCCGCCGGCATAGATGCGACCGAAGAAATTGTCCGCGCTGGAATAGAGAAAGAAGCCCTTGCCGAAGGTCGAAGTGTGGCCGCTGGAAATCCAAATGTCGTCCACAATGAACGCATTGCAGTCGAACAGGTAGAGCGGGAAGCCCTTGATATACACGAACGCGCAGTTGCGAATGTTGCCAGTCCACTTCGCTTTGGCGACGATTCCTCGGCAGTTGTATTTCGTCTGATTCGCCGCGTTTCCGAAGAACACGATGTTCTGAATCACCGAATCCTGAAACCTGCCATCGAGCGTTTCGCCATCCTCAATGACTTCGGCTGGCTGCCGCAGAAATCCGTCGGTCGAATCCAGCCAGAGCATGTCGGTGTTGGCCCCGTCCGCGAGTCGCAGCATGGTTGGCCCGCCGGTCAGGAACAGCACATTGGTCGAAATGGACGCCGCGAATTCACCCAGCTTCCAGCCGGCCGAACCAATCAAATTGACCCGATATGGAACTTTGAGCGTAGAGCCAATGTCATATCGGCCGCCCCCGAGTTGAACTGTGCCTCGTCCAAGAGAATGCACGTAATCCAAAGCCGATTGAATGGCTGCCGAGTCGTCCACGCCGTCTCCGGCCATAGCGCCAAACCACGCGGCTTCAACGGTGGTTCCGTTCCAAAGACGCTCCCACCCATAGGTTGGATTGTGGGTTGAGATGCGCGTGATTGAACCTGCGTTCGTGATTGAACTAGCAAGGACGCGGCGAAAGTCGCCGTCGCCGCCGTCGCCCGCGGAATTGTAGCCGAGGACTTTAACATAGCTGAACACATCCGAAGTGGTCGGGTCCGCAGCTACCAGGTCGGCAATGGTGGAAACGGTCCGCAGCCGGGCGCGAAACGATGTGGAGGTGGGTCCTACGTCTAGCGCCGCGCCGTAGTCATTTCCGAAGGTCAGATCGGATTCGTCCGTCAGGTCGTAAGTCAGAGAGCCCAGCAGCGTTACGTTCGTCAGCGACCCTGTGAGGTTCACCGCAGTGCCGTTGGTGATGTTGAGCTTTGCGCTCGCATCAATCGAACTGCCATTGACCGTGACGGATGTCAGGTCGCCAGTTAGCCGCACTTCCTTCCATCGGCCGGTTCCGGTGCTAGTCGCGTAAACCAGCGGGCTCGTCGTGTTGGTCGCGTCCGTGGCCGTCGGGTAATACCTGAATTGGAGGCGCGTGTTGTTGTTCGTGCTGACAACAATCACGTCCGGCACGGTGGCCGATGGCGTGAGTGCGACTAATGCCGCCGCGGAATCCACGACGCGCGGGGTGCGTTGCGCGAAGGCGGCGAAGCAAAAGAGGATGGCGAGAAGGTATCTCATGCGAAGCGGATGAGTCGGCCGGCGATGGAATCTAATGCAATGGTATCGGAATCGTCCGCGGTGGCGGATGAATCTGCATCGTAACGGAACATCCCGCCAAGGAAAGACGCACTTGAAGCGATGGCGTAAACGCGGTCGTCAATGAACCGGGTGTGTGCCTTGGCCGCGGTGAGCGTGGCGAAGTAGGTAATCAGCGAGACGGGCGCGCTGGTTTCGGTCACCAGGTCTTCGATGTCCGCGGCGGTTGAACCGACCTCGATCAGAACGTAAATGTCAGAATCCGCGTCGGGATAGTAGCGATATATGCCGGCCAGCAGCGTGACGGAGAAGGCGCCGGTTGAAGCGTTCGGCGTCGCGCGGACGTCTCGGCGCGTGACGGTATTGGAACCGGACACCACCGGGCTTTGCCGCTCAAACAAGACGCCATCAGCGGGCGTATCGTTTGGGTCTTTGGCGATTCCTGAAATTGTGGGCATACGTTATGCGGGTGCGGTGGCGGGTGCCCAGCGCGTGGCGCGGTAATGGATTCGGAAGCTCTGCCGGCGCGCGGCGTAGCGTTTGCCGCCCTGCGTCTCGGAGGCTTCGTGGCCGGCGCTTACAAGGTCATCACACAGGCCGCCGAGCGTCTTGTCGGTGCCGAGCGCAACCATTAGGTCGGTCCACAGGTCCGAAGCCGTTTCGTTCGGGTCGTTGTCTTTGAGCGCAGTCGCGTGTGAGACAATATCAAACTCAATGACTCCGAAGTTCTCGCCAACCATGCCAGCCGCTTCGGTGCCGCCGGTTTCGCGAATCACAAAGCCGGCGGTGTTACCTTGCCCCGTGGGCTCGGTGTCCTTGTCGGGGTTCAGCCGCACGTTGCTGCCACCGTTGGTCAGATAGCCGCTGCCCGTGGTGATCGTCTCAAGACGAGTCGCTAAGGCGGCAAGAATCTGTTGTCGGCGTGCGCTCACGTATTGGCCAAGGTCAGTTTGGTTGCGCCGCGGCTGTCGGGTTCCACGGCGATGATTTCAAAGGTTCTGTCAGCACCCGGAAGTTCGATCCGGAGCGTATCCCCAGCGGCCACGTCGGCAACGTCGGACGTTCGCGCGGTGGCGGTGGGTGCGGTCAATTCCACGGGCTCAAGTCCGATGATACCGGTTGGCTCCTGAAACAGCACAACCAATCGCCGCTTTGTGCCGGCAGCCATGCTCACGTAGGCGGTGTCGCCAGCGTGTGTAAACATGTCTTCCAGCCCTTCGGCTAAGCATTGGTCGGCAAGGTTCATCAGGAGGAAAGCGGGGCGGACGGGATGAGCACAGAACCCATCCGCCCCGCGCGTGGTGTTTCGCTTAGCCGACGATGATCGCCAGGTGTTCGGGCTTGATGACGGTCACGCCCCAAACGACGCCGACTTCGTAATGGACCATTCGATAGCCGGGATACATGGCCAGCTCAAAGCTGATTCCGGTATTCGGATCGGTGATAACCTGCCGATCCAACGCGAGGTCATCCGGCGAAGATGCCGGAAGCCGGGTGGAAAGCAGGATGGCGTTGCGGCTGAAAGCCGTGTTGCGCGAGGAGGTGGCGAACACGGTGATGGCGCGGGTGGCCGCGCTCTGAGCAACCCGCAAGCCGGGCTCGGCCAGCGTGATGGTGTCGCCGGATGCGGGATTCGCGCCGGCAAACGAGACGGACGCGACGACATACTTGTTGGTGTCGTTCGCGAACGTGATGATGTCACCGGCCGCAACCACGCCGGTTCCCGCGGTAGCCAGCGGAATAACCGTCTGACCGACCGTGAATGCGGCGTTGGTAGAGGTCGCGCTGGCCATTGCGCCCGCGGTCGTGGTCTGAATCTGCGCGGACTCGCGGAGGTTGAAACCGTAGATGTTTCCGAGGATGCCCTGGCGCAGCAAACCCGCTTCGCCGGCCTCGTTGACCTTGAACAGGTTTGAGGTGTTCCGCAGCGCCGCGCCGGCAGTCGTGTTGAACACGGAACTCCGGTCATTCATCGGTGCGCCGTTGTCGTCCAGAATCTTCTTGGCGCCCACCCAGTCGGCGAGGACGGGAGCGGTTCCGGCGGTGGTTCCGAAAGCGCGACTGGCGCCGTTCTTCGCGGCAACCGCGATGTCGGTTTCCATCTCGTTGATGGCCGCGCGAATCGCCTGCGCGATCTGCTGCTCCCGGAGGTTGAGATAACCGGGGCCAACATCCACGCTTTTGATTTCCTCCTGGGACCAGGAGAACGGAAACGCGCGCGCCTTGGTGAGCGTGTGCGACTTGTTGGTGATGGTCTGGTCGGCAATGGCGGGGAAGGCCATTGCAGGTGTAATGTTTTTGCCCGCCGCATTCGCCGGGGCAACCGGGATGCGGATGGTCTGATTCAGCGCGACCAGTTCCGAGGAAGGGTCAAGCTGAACGCTAGGGATGAACCCGGACAACTCGCGCGAAACAACGTCAAGCGCGCGGTATGCGTCGGGAATCAGATTGGTCAAAGTGTTCGCCATAAATTTGGAATCTTAGATTTGGGTTTGGTTGAGGTTAGTCAGTGAGCTTGCCGCCGGATTTCGCATGGGCCATGCGGTCGGCAATGCTGAGGGCGTTGAACGCAGCGCGGGACAGAGCCTTCACGGGCTCTTTGCCAGGACCGCTGACAGGATCGTGGCCGGGCTTGCGCTCGGGCAGGGCTTGCAGGCGCGCGAGGATGTTGGCGCCACCTTCCGCGTTGGGCGCGGCAAGGATGTCAACCACCCAGTCCTTAACGCTGGCGCCGGGGA